ATGCCTTCTCCCCGGAAGTGAAACGGGTGGCCGTGAATCGTAGTCACTTTGCTAGAGATAATAGCACCGCCGTTAGTTCGGCACCAATCGCGAAAGCACAATGAACTCACAAACTTACGAAATTAGATCCCAAGGTGCACTTGAGAGACAACTGAAGAGAGAGAGACAGGTGATGAAGAGAACTGGAATCCCTGATACTAGAATAACAAAACAAATTCTGAGGTACAGGCTTGTAGATATACTTGTAAATAGGAAACGAACCCAAATCCAAACCGAAGTATCATTGCATGACGTGGAAGATTTGGACATTTTCGAGCAGATGTACAATCGCAAACTGGTTGAACGACAAATTTTCGATGAAGAACGAGCTATGATGATGAAAACTGCTAGTAAAGTTTCGGAGCTCACTGATAATGTTAACGAGAACGTTAACCTCGTCACTGGAACTTCACTAGGCTTGGCTAATAATGCAAATCGTACTATGGATAATGTGAACGGACTTATTGAAAAGATAGGAACAACTACTGATAAAGCCACAACTATTTTGGAAACCTTAAATGACGCAGTTTCTTCAATGCAAATATTGTGGGACACTATTAACATGACCCCTCTTCTTACGCGAATCGCCAAAGTTTTGGTTAATTTTGGTCTCGCCAAGAAGGGCTGGAAAATCGCTTCTTTTCTTTTTAATGTAGGACTTGAATTTGGAACGGAAATTGTGAAATCAGTGAAGGAATTTTTGTTTTCATCATCTGATGTGTCACACTTGGTGGAAAGACAAGGCTTTGATTTGGAGTCTCTGGGGAATTTTTCCTTTATTTCAGAAAAGATAATGGAAAACCAGAAAATGACGGTTGTGGGTGTAGCTTGTGCTATAGCCGCCGTCATTCAGTGTTCTCTTGGTATACCGCGTGGCAAGAATATGTGGCAAATGGAAAAATTCTTCGCAGAGAGATGTAAAAATCTCAAATCCATGGTTGATCTTTTTAAATCATCAGCTGATCTTCTCAAATCTACTGCAGAATGGTGTATAGAACAAGTCTTCCCCGGTCTGTTAAATCATGGACTGGAAGAATACTTGATTGGCTATACAATGTGGTCAAATCGAGTCGTCGCTCTGGTTAATCCCGAGAATCCTGTGTGCGAGAGGGTGAAAAAAGAAAAAGCCTTGATATATGAGATAAATAACTTGTATAAGAAGGGTATGGAATTTTCACGTTCAATGGCACTACTCAAGGTTAAACCAGAGTTGTCCGACCATTTTCAGAAATGTTTTGCCTTGTGTACTTCCTTTTTGAAAGAAGCTGATCATAGTGGTGTATTAGGTAATCGCCCCAGAACCAAACCCGTTATGATTCATCTGTTTGGTGAATCTGGTGTTGGGAAATCTGGTGTTACCTACCCGCTTGGAACAGATTTGAACGCAATTCTCTGTGATGATGTGAAACAAGCTAGAGAGTTTCCGGCAGAAATTTATTTCAGAAATTCAGAACAGGAATTTTGGGATGGTTATACCGGCCAAAATGTTTGTGTATGGGATGACTTTGGTCAAAGGACTGATTCAAGCTCCAACCCCAATGTAGAATTTTTCGAAATAATTCGATCTGGAAATTGTGCGCCGTACCCATTGCACATGGCTACGTTAACTGATAAGGCGAAAACAAAGTTTATATCAAAATTCTGTATATTGACTAGCAATGTTTTGGAGCTTAAAGTGAATTCTTTGACTTTCCCATCAGCTTTCCGAAGACGTATAGATTTCTGTTTGAAGGTAATTAACAAGAAAGGTTACACGAAGACAGGAGTTGATGCGGATTCAGGAGCCACAGTTGAACGACTCGATGTTACGAAGTGTGCCCCCGGTATTGATACTAATTGTTACGAATTTATTAGATATAATCCCGAAACAAGACAACCATATTGTGGGGAGGATGGAAATTCTGTGACGTATTCATATGAAGAACTCATTGATGAATTAGTGTCATTCGCTGGATCCAGCTTTGAAACCTCAATTGCATTTAATGAAAATCTGACTGATCGGATGGATGAAGCTCGTTTTGATAGACTCAAAATGCGTTTCAAGAAATCTTTCAATGCAAAAGTGGAAAGGCAAATGAATGTTGGATATGTCGCAAGTACTAATGAAGTGTTTTATAGTTTACCTATCGATATGGATGTTCAAGAAATAGATGTCAAAACTATCCCTAGTGTTAAAACAATACTCCAAGAGATGCGCGATAAAATAACAAAATTCGTTACTCTTAAGAATGTTCTTTTTACTGTGGGCACGCTGTTAGCTCTTGTTGGTGTATATAAGCTTTTCCAAAATGATGATGATGATGACGCGACCAGGATGATTAAAGAAGCAAGTGTTTCAGGGGATTACAGGACTCGTAACAACAAGAAAATTCGAACGGAAGCGGGTGTTTCTGGTGATTCAAAAACGCGGAATGCGAAGCGAATTCTCACTGAAGCTAGTGTTTCCGGAGACGTGAAAACTCGGAAACTTAAAACAATTGTTACCGAGGCTTCGGTTTCTGGAGATTCTAAGACCAATAAGAAACGCGTGATTCAATCTGAAATCTGGGCTCCTAGCCCGGGTAAGAAACTTGTTATGTTTTTGAGACAAAAAGCCAAAACGGAAGATGGTTGGGTTTCATACCAAGTTATTCGAGAGAAAGTAGGTCAGTATAGTGATGAGGATTTTGCCTTGATTACTAAATCAGATTCTAAGAATAGATTGGAAAATGATCCAACGGGAGAAAGAATACGTGCGCGGCAAGGGCACATGTATACTATCAATCCTGATTTGCTTTACCAACCCACTCAAATCACCACAGCGACGCATTTTACCACGGAGGATAGGATAAAACCAATAATGGAAGATGGAATAAAGAAAATGAGGAGAGCACATGTACATGCGTTCCCGGGAATACTCTACAATCTCCCTGAAGGTTTGCCAGATCGCACATTCGCTTTTCATATTGATCTAACCAAGTGTGAGAATAAATACGAAACTGGAAACGGATACATTATGATCGATTACGTACCGACCAATGCGTTTATAAGTTACCATCGTATAGTTGATAAAGAAGCGAGTGTTTCTGGTGATGTGGTTACTCGGAAGAACAAGACTGTCACCTCGGAAATGGTTCAAAATGAAGCATTTGCCGATATGACAGCGCAACAACTCATCACGCATCGAATCGCCGCCAACCAATATGCTATATTTACCCAAAATTTTAGTGTGAATGGACTCTTTGTTGTCGATACAGTTATGGTGACAGTTAAGCATTTGTACCCGCATCTCATGTCATCTGAAAACGTGACCATACGGAATAAATATGGAGCGGAATTTACAGTTCCTGTTTCTGAACTCAAAACTTCGTTTATTGAATTCAGAAATGGTGATAGCAAGGATGCGATGATAATACAATTTCCCCGACATGTACCTGCACATACCAATATTTTGAAGCATTTCCAGGAAATGCCAGAATTGGCAGAGCGTAGAGCCCAAGTTAGCCTTCATATTCTTCGGAATATTGGTGGTGAACTCTATTCGCACATTCTCGGTAATACGGATTGTAAAATTGAAGATCGAGTGTTAGAATTTGAAGATGAGACTGTGCGTGCCCGCGACACACTTGTATATTCATTGAATACGACCAAAGGTGATTGTGGTGCTCCTGTTATCGTAAATGATAATGCTTTTCGAAGGAAGATAGCTGGTATCCACGTTGCTGGAGAAATTGGAGGTCGTAATGCCTTCGGACAGAGTGTTACCCGCGCTGATATTGAACGTGCGATGAAGAATTTCAGAGTGATTGATTTTGATGCTGATGAACTCCCGAATATTTGCAAGAGTAAGGTCGAATTCCAATTCAACACCGATTATTCACAAGATGATGTTATCGAAATGCTCAATATGCCCGCCGCTACTTTCGGTTTCCTTGGAAACTGTAGTATCGTGAAACGGGCGCCAAGCAAGACGGATATACGACCATCACCAATTCACGGATTCGTCAAACCAACGACCAAACCAGCAAAACTTTACGACACACAGGTTAATATACTCCACAAGAATGTCGAAAAATGTGCTATAAATACGCCATACATTCCAAGAGCAGAAGTTGATCGTGCTGTGAATGAAGTGCAATCTTTGCTGTTGTCAGGTGACACTCGACAATACCTCGCTAGAATATTGACATTTGAAGAAGCTGTCTCGGGTTCTCCCGACAGTGCTTACATTGTTGGTATTCATAGGGCTAGTTCAGCTGGATACCCACACGTTTTGAATGTCAAACCCAACCACCCGGGTAAAACCACGTGGTTTGGACGTGAGTCTGAATGGATATACGATGAAGGAATGCGGAAACTTGTCATGGAACGGATTGAGAACGCTCGGAATTCTAAGCGTACCCCCACTGTGTGGACTGACACCCTGAAAGATGAACGGAGACCAATTGAAAAAGTTGATCAGAACAAGACTCGTGTGTTCGCACATGGGCCTGTTGATTATCTCTTGGCTTTTCGCATGTATTACTCGGGTTTCATAGCTCACCTTATGGAAAACAGAATCACGAATGAACAATCTGTTGGAACGAATTGTTTTGGACCGGATTGGATGAGAACTGCTACCAAGCTTTCAAAGTATGGTAAACGTGTGTTTGCAGGAGACTTCTCAACTTTCGATGGCACGCTCAATTCCTGCATTATGGAACGATTTGCTGATGTTGCGAACAAATTCTACAATGACGGAGAAGAAAATGCTACTATTCGTAGAGTTCTTTTGATGGAAGTTTTCAATTCGGTGCATTTGTGTGGAGATAAATTTATACAACTCACCCATAGTCAACCCTCTGGAAATCCATTAACGACTATACTTAACTCATTCTACAACTCTGTATCTATGCGTATTGCATACTACAGATGTTTTGATGGAGTAGCACCGCCCTTTATGGAGAACGTTTCTATGGTTAGTTACGGTGATGATAACGTTATTAACTTCACAAAAACAGTGGCTGAGAAATTCAACCAAAACACCGTTACCAAAGCTTTTGCGAGCTTCGGTATGATTTACACGGATGAGAGTAAATCAACTGGAACAATAGCACCTTGGCGTACTATTGAAGAAGTGGACTATCTTAAAAGAAGATTTAGGATGGTCGATGGAACTTGTCGGGCCCCACTTGCCTTATCAACTATTTTGGAATCTTGCAATTGGGTTCGCAAAAGCAGCGATGACGTAGAGGCGTGTAAACAAATCTGCGAAATGGCGTGCCGCGAACTAGCACAATATCCAAATAACGTGTTTGTGGAAAATGTAAACTTGATAGTTGACGCTTTCTACCAGGCCACGAATGAATATCCGCTGATAAAGACGCAAGCCGATTATCTGGCGGATCAATCCCCACAGTTCTAAGACTTCAATGTCTATAACTTGCAACTGAAATGTTGTCAATCTACCAATCCGAGAGCGGCATCTCTCAACAAAAACTGTCATTGTAGTTCATTCTACTAACACAATTCTCTTACGAGAACTGCGTGCACCCTGGTTAGGGGTTCATTCTTCGGAGTGTAATAATACTAACTAAATTAGCTTTTCTTTTCTTGGAAGGATCTATTATACTAATAGAAACTTCGCCCACTCCCTTCTGGAGTGGGAACAGAATAGGTTCTTTTCGACCAAACCAATAAACAAATTATTAAGCAATTTGCACGTGGGGCGGGATCATCGACAGGACCGCTCCTACGGCCTTTTAAAACGAAG